GATGTAAAATCCATTTTTTGCATAATCTTCTTTTCTATAGTCTCTAAAAGATATTCTGCAACTTTATAAAATACCAGGTCTGCATCTACGCGACTATAGCCGCTCTTTTTAACCCACGTATCAAAAGATTTATATTCTCGACTTTTTTCATTCATAATTATAATTACTTAATACATTACGTCTCTGATACCAATATTTAATTAAAATACAGAAGTATCATTAAAAGATTAGGTAGAATATCCCTACCATAGGTATAATATGGCATCTAAAAGACGCAAGAAGGCAGCATCTAACAATAATCAACAATCATCACCAATAGAGGTACCACCAAAAAGATTTAGACCATTAAGTAAGTCACAACAACAAGCTTATGAAACTATCGGACAATACGATATCACATTCTTAATAGGCCCTGCTGGTACAGCTAAAACACACACCGCCGCTGCTTGGGCAATCGAAGCTATAAAATCAGGGAAGTATGAAAAGGCAATCTTTACTAGGCCCATTGTCGAGGCTTGTGAATCACTAGGGTGGCTCCCTGGGACCATTGACGAAAAGATCGCCCCCTATATGGCACCACTAAACATATGTGCCGACAAAGTCGGGCGGGGGGATATCAAAATCGAATCAGCACCGATTGCCTATCTCAGAGGCGTTACTTTTGAAAATAGTGTGGCTATACTGGATGAGGCCCAAAATTGTACTAGGCCGCAGTTGAAACTATATCTCACTAGATTTGGTAGAGGTTCGAAAATGATCATTTGCGGTGACTCATCCCAATCAGATATTCGAGGGACTGGTCTAGACCAGATGGTCCATGATCTTACAGGAGTGGACGGCATAGGAGTACATATCTTTAGCTCATCAGATACGGTTAGACATCCATTGGTCGAACGAATAATTAATCGATTATCTGAGTGCGGGGATACCTAATTGATATATTTCGGATCACAAAAAGGACTATTCCGTGGCCAAAAAATCAAAAAAGCCTAATGCCAATAGCTCTTCTAAAAGAAAGCCAAGAGCGGCCAAACGAAAAACTCCGAGTGATATATTAAAAAGAAAAATATTCAGTGCTAAACTCACCAAGCATGCATTGTCAGATTTTTGTCTATGTAAATGTATGCCGAGACCCATATCTGACGACTTGACTAAGCTAGCCAAAAAAACCTTTAAATATCAAATGGTATATGGTAATTATCCAGGGTTTGCCTTTAAGGACTACTCCAACGCCCAAACCGTGTCGCTCATTAGGGCAGCTATGGCCAATCTTGGCAGTGTTTCTGGTGCTAAATTCATAGAATCTAACAGCTCACCACACATTAGATTCTACTTTATGAAAACAGTTACTTATAACGCTATCGGGGTATATATGGGAAATGGCAAGATCTATCTTAGCCAAACACGCCCAGTCACTCCGACCGTCATCAAATGCGCCATACAACACGAAGTGGGACATTATCTGAATGTCAAAGCGAGTCCTCCAGCAGACAAATGGGGACATTGCGGAGATGTAAAATGTGTAATGAATATTAATGGCACCGCAAAAGTATGGTGCTCTAAGTGTAAAGCCATACTAGTGGCTAAGTACGGCGTAGCTTAACCATTCACTATATAATACCATATGCCGCGCTGGTAGCATTATAATTAGTTAAGATTTCAGCCGCATTTAAGACGCGATTATATACAAAGCATTCGCCTAAGTCACCAGCATATTGGTAACTACCTGATGGACTGAGCCCTCCCTGCTGATATGCAGATCTTCCGAACCAAACTTCTTGAGAATTGGTAACAGATCCAGTATAAGGATCTCCAGCAGTGTTGACTTGAGAACCATTTACATACAAATACCAATTCGAATCGTCTCTAGTAAACATAACCAAATACCATGATCCGTTGTTATAGTTAGTCAATGGGCTTGTCAATTGTGCTTGTGATGCTACTTGGCTCATATCAGCCACAAGCTGCCCACCGTTTAACCATATACGATAATTCCATGGATTTCCGACAGTAGTCTCTTTAGAGATCATCATCTTGATGCCTACCGATGATGTTCTAAACCACATTCCGACGCTAAAATTTTCAGAAGCTAAACTCTGCCCTGTGTTAAAATACTCCGTGGTGCCGTCAAAAGTGAAGTGCGTCGAATTATAAGTGGGCGCGCCCACTAAAGTAACCGTATAAGCGTTGGCGCTCGAATCAGTCCAAGATGTACCGGACCCAGGATATTGACTTGGCCTCAGATATAATTGAAGACCGTCAGTTATAACACCCCCAGACGTTGCATATCCGAAGGATGGCAGTCCGATTACCCTATTATTGACTTGATTCCCGCCAAAACCAGTAATAGGCGAACTCAAGCCTATAGAGTTTAACATGTGACTGACCTCTCTTGCCTTCTATGGGCTGATTCATCACTAGGGCCAGCACCTGAGTACCATCCCCATAGCTATCGGTATTTTATTTTTGTGCTCACTTTTAAAAATGTCTCAGCATATATTTGTATTACTCATCATAACTAATGATTTTTACTTCTTAAGTGTGAATATTCTCTAATACAATCCTCAAGACAGCAGTGAAGGAGAATAAGGATGCTGTAGCTCTACCCTCCAATAATCTTTATCCGAGAAGTCTTGCATATATTTTTACACAAATTGAATCATCATATGGCTATGAACATAAGGCGGCGCTTAATAGCGCGACAATAAATGCTCCCGTATGACGCTCCTTCTAAGCCTAATGGTGATGCCATTAAGCTATTTATACCGATTTTGTAGCTTCAGCAAAGTAAGCACATAAATATTCACACCCTATATCTTTACGTCTAGAGTGCCGTCGATTCACGACTTTATAAATTACATCGAACTTTTTAACGCTTTGAAAGTCCATTTTAGTCTTTTCGTCTAAGTATAAGATCGTCAACTTCTTGCACTTCTCGACAAACGGTTTTATAAACTTCTCTATCCAGTCTTGACGATTTGCCATCTTCCAAGGCTGATTTTCACCGATATATTGTTCAATGTCATAAAATGGTGGTGAAGTAAAAACAAAATCATGCTCTGGCCAATCGCAGTCTAAGCAATCATGATTCAAAATATTAACATCGGTTTTAAGATAGCAAGATAATTTGTCTAGCCCTCTAAATGTTTCAGGCGATAAATCACAGCCGCTATATTGGCATCCTTCCAGATATGAGCCAATTAATCTACCTCCCCATCCGCAGCATGGATCGAACACTCTCTTCCCAGACATATTGAACAATCTAATTATATATCTGGCAAACCCTGGTGCGAAATGACTCGTTCGGCCATATTTAGCAAAGTGATGTGTTATTTCTCTCGTGATTCTATCGAATGATAGCGTCTCTTTTTCATCCACCGATACTGAGATCGACTTATATATAATTTCTTTGTCATTGAATGCTTCGCTTAATGGCTTCGATCTTCTGACAGGTATAGTGAAAAAATGCGGTTGATGATGCAATAATAATTTTTTACCGGGCATCCCTCCACTATTCGGGGCCGTGGATCTGATATCTGAATTTTTCGACTCATAACCTCCGATGTTTTCTAATTGTAATCTTCTGAGATCGTCGTGCAACTCGTCATCAGTATATGTCGGCGGAATCCATGGAGTAACCCATTCTATTATTTCGTGCTTCATGGCCTCTATTTCTAGAGTCGATAATTCCAAATAGTCTTTAGTAGTATTAAAGTTAGGCTTAATAGATTTAATCAATTGGGACTTATAACCTAACATCAACCCAGAAATTTTTGTTTTATCGCTTACTATGACTTTAGTATAATCGAACCTCTTGCAATAATCGTCCAAAACACTTAACTTTGTTTGTTTTGATTCTTTTGACAACAAATAATCGTTTTTGACCTCGATCAGAGTTGTAAGGCCGTCTACCCAAGTAACACTAAAATCGACTAAAAAATGCTTTGTCGTATCATCTACTATATATGGTATTGCAAGAGGTTCATATTCCCAACTTTCGACAATTGGGCACGAATCTAAAAAGACACAAACAGCATACTCCCAAGAAGATCTAACCAACAATGGATCACCAGAATTAGTAATATAACCGATCTGCTTTGAATTGCAACCTCCTTGTTTGCAAATCTCTGAAATCCTAGCAGATGCTTCTGATCTCTTAATCGGATTCGCCCAGACTTCTTTCGACATTTGTTGAGCCAATTTCTTCTTCGTTTCTATATCACCAGTGCTCCAATATGCCTTGCCATACTTTGAGCCTTTCTGTGCGCAAAAAAGACGTGTCTCTTCAGTATGGCTCTTACCAAAAAAAGAATTGAATTCACCAATATGCTGTTGAGACCTATCTCTTAAAACAATATTGAATTCATTTAATATATTAATAATCGTGTCATCGCTAAGCTTCAGCTCTTTCGAACATTTTTGTATTGACCATCCTTTATTTATATAATGTTCTATGCACCACTCTTTACTTGGTCTATTAGTCTTCTTATGCAGACTCATTGACTCTTTATGGCTTCGCCTTTCAATTCCATACTCTTTTAACTTACTACTAATAAATCCGACTGATTTCCCTATCAATTTTTGTATTGTTGGGATTCCTCGCTTCTTCACGATATATTGATCGACGAACCAATCCTTATTATCCCACCCAGTCAACTCTGTTGGAATCAAGGCCTTCTTAACTTTCGACTTCTTTGTCTGTTTTAATTGTCTCTTCCAGAACCGAACAGTACCGATCGGCACTCCTGCTTTAACGGCTATATCTCTAGGTGTAACTCCACTGATCAGTTCAGCATCAACCCAGTCTGGTTTAGATGAATAAGACTTAATAAGTCCCCTACAAATCCTACTAAGTTGTGTTTTAGATATACCATATTTGGTATTTAACTCTTCTAGAGTCATTGTATGATAATCGTTACGGATAGAAGCATTGCGTTCCGTTATGTTCATTATCGCTCCTCGAATTGAAAATTTACCATATTTACTATTTAAATGAAATGAAATTAACCATACAATACATAATAGTTTCTTTACGTTTGCTAATTAGCTTCGTGCCATATATATATACAAAAAAGGCTCACTAGAGCGAAGAGCCCCAGTGAGCCTTTTATAATAACGGTACGAAGCTTACAGGTTGCTTACGTTTATTGTCGCGTAATACAAACCGCCATCTTCGATGAGCTTTTTGCCGTATCGGGTCATGATGCCCTTCGACGGGGTGAAGCTGTTCGGATCGAGCACGGTTGGGGTGCTCAGCAACGGAATGTAAGGAGCATAGAAGTAACCGGCGTCGAGAACGCTCGATCCCTTAAAGCCCATCAGAATCTTGCAGTTCGGGAAGAGAGGATCCTTGTAGATCCGCATCTTGCCTTGGATAGTACCGACATTCATGATGCCGACGTCCACACCTTCAGTGGTGAAGGCGTCGCTGGCACGGAAGTCGTTCAGCTGCTCGAACTTCGAACTGATGTCGGCGCTCATAACCATCCAGTTAGCAGGACCACGCAGAGTGGTTCTGTGAATGATATTAGCAACTTCAAGCGCCTTGTACATCAGGGCGATGTTGCGGTCAGTAAAGTTGACCGAAGCTCCTGCGGCAGTAGCGAAGTTATGATCAGCACGAATCGCGGCGGAAATAATCAAGTCATTGATGATTTCACGATCGATTTCAGCGACCATTTCGTCGGCCATCAAGTCGGTCAAGGTGCTCTCGGCGTCAATGTTGTGAACAGCCTTGAGATCCTGAGCAGCTTCCAACGACCAGCTCGTCTTCAGCTTACGGGTGATTGCAGCAACCGAGTCGCTGTCGATGCTGAGGGTGACCTCGGGCTGGAAGGGATTAGCTTCCAGATCGTACTCGTAGTTGACTCTAGCAACCGCGCCAGCTGGGAAAGAACCAGCAGACAGGTTGATGGTTACTGCGCCCGTAGCATGATTGAAGGTAGTAGTGGTTTCGTTGACTTCGAGAGTAGTGGTGAACTCTGTGCAGTCGCCGATGAGAATGGTGTCAGGATCGCCGTCTGCATTAAAGCTGACGCGCAAGCAAGGAGTTGCGTCATCGCAGTTGGGGCTGGCATCGGCTTCGCTAGCGAAAGCTTCGACGACAACAGTACCTGCGAGAACCGGACGATGCGCCAAAGTTGCGCTGATTACAGTGCCGCCGGTGATGGTAGCATCTTCACCACGGACTTCTTGCGAAGAGTAGTAAGGATCGAGAGCCCAACCGTTTTGCCGCGCAAAGCCTTGGGCGGTGTTTTGACGCATGATCTGCGTTCCTGCAACCGTCTGGCCCTTGGTGAGAGCATAACGATAGCGGATGTAGAAGATCAAACTGGCTGGCTGGCTCATCGGCTGGACGCCGACCAAGTTATCAGCAATCAGCTTCGGATACGACTTGCGGATCAAAGGCAGCGCAAACCGAGTGAAGTCGGCAATATTCGCTGTGGTGGTCTGATCTTCGAAAATCACCGAGCGATTTTCTGGATTATTGTGTTGGAATTGGTTTTCCAAAATGGCTGCCATCAGCCCGAATTTTTGCGGGGTGACTTCGCGGCACTTGCTGAGTACTGCTGACCACTTCTTGACCAAGCCATTCTTCTTCGATTCATGAATGACCATTGCCTTATGCAAATCGGTCTCTTCATTGATCGGACGTCGAGTCGAGGCACCCTTGGCGAGATGCCCAGATGGTTTGCGCGCTAACATGTAAAATTACTCCAGTATTGGTTTATTTAGACTAAATCGTCGTCCATATTAGCTGCGATATCTGCCACACCGAAGCCATTAGCTGGCTTAGATATCGGAGCTTCGCGTCTAGCTGGTGGTCGACGATCTTGGTTTTCGACTAACGTTTGGCGAGTAGTTACTGGCTGCGATGGCTTCTTTTGAGCGTCACTCTGCTTCCGTATGGGCGCCGATCGACGTGACTCAGAAACAACCGTAGTATCTAACTGTCGCTTCAGAGCGGCAACTTCGCCAGCCAAACGTCGGTTTTCTTTCAATGCCTTTTCAGCTATTGCAACCTGACGATTGGCCACTTCAACTGCCTTCTGCTTCTCTTCATTGACCTGCTTCATCCGCGACTTGACTTTCGCTAAAACGGCTGTAGCTTGTCCATTTGACGGTCCATTCTGCTCAACACCTTCTAAAAGGTTGACAATAGTCTTGAGCTTGGTTGCCGCTGCGGACTCACTAAGGGCCGATTGTCGTGCTACTTGTGCCTCAATCGCTGCTGCCTTGGTCTCACAGAAAATCTGAACCCGACGAGCGAGTTCAGCTTTGTGATTCTCAGTCTCTCGTATGCAGACCTTTTTAGCCTGTTCGATACGATTATCGTAATCTGCTTCGAATTGCTCACGAAGCGTTGACTTGTACTCTTCTAAAGCCTCACATAT